GCGGTTGCACCGCTCCTCACCCTCAATGTAAAACAGGAGGTCCTATGGCCGATGATAGATATATTGGCCGGACGGATAGCCTGGTCGCCTTACAAGACGACTTCGTTGAGGAGTTCGAGAAACGGATGAAGGAGCTGACACTGCTGTTGGCTACCTACGCGTCCGTTACCCGGAGGATCCTCGTTACTTTCGAGAAGGGAAACTCTTCTCGTAATGGGAGTCAAAAATGACTACCGGTAACGTGGATTATAGTGACGTTCCTGGGATGAACATAAACACTCAGAGCTTTGTTGGTCTGATTGGTTACAAGTCCTGGAACGGCGGAGATCGCGCCCCTCGGGAGCGCGTACCAAAAGCACCACCCTACACAATCTATCGTGATGGGAAATGGTTCACTTTTCGTCAGCGGTTTCGAGACAGCCCACCTCCTTATAGGCAGTCGTTGGACAACCACGATTACTTTAAAACGGAGAAGCGCTCGACATCGGAAGCCGTCAGCGTCACGTTCGGGTGGAATGCCCAAAACGTGGCGGGGAATACGGCAGCGTCACAGCAAGGCACCGGCTTTAATGGCGGTGCTATAACTCAAACGCTGATGGATTCCAACGACGACATAAAAGTCGTCAACAAGCTTCGTGAGAAGCTTCGGGGCTCGGACTTTGACGCGTCTGTGTTCCTGGGTGAGGGCAAACAAACCCTTGCCATGCTGGCCAACAGTGCGATCCGGATTCGGAAATCCATGATCCATCTGAGGAGGGGTGATCTTGCGGGGTCTGCCCGCTCACTCCTGGAGGGAACCACTCGGAACCCTCTCCGGCCGTATTCGACCATGAAGCAGTTCAATGGTTCGAATGCTCAAACCGTAGCGAACAACTGGATCGAACTCCAGTACGGGTGGCTGCCGCTTCTTAGCGACAGTTACGCACTAGGTGAGAGCCTCGCTCATCGCTTTAGTGTACCGCTAGAGATGAAAGTTTCCGCATCTCTACGTAAGTCAAGGGCCAACAACGTGGGAACGTATGTTGGGTGGTATCCACAGTACCCCGGAGATCCTTTCGGGAAGTATTTGGGTACAGTCGCTGGTTATCACCAGGACGAGACCTTGAAGGTGACCTGCTATATTAAAGAGAGGCCATCTTACATAGCCGAGCTCGGGCTTACCCAGCCTGAGAACGTGTTATGGGAACTTACGCCATGGAGCTTTGTAGCCGATTGGTTCATACCAATCGGGAATTATCTACAAGCCCGTGGGCTCTCCTCGAT